TAATGTAGCGCCACTATCGCCTACGTTACCAATATCAGTTCTTAATTCATCAACGGCTGCTGTAAGATCAGTAGCAGCTAATCCGTTTAATCCGCCACCGACGTTACCTACTTCATCGTGAAGCTGGTTTAGTGCTGTTGAAACTGTATTATCAGTGCCTGAAATTCCACTAATATCTGCTTCACCAATTTCACCATGCAATTGGTTTAGCGCTCCATATATGGTATTAGCTGAATCGCCAGAATCAATTCCTGAAATACTTTCTGTACCAATTTGGCCTTCAATTTCAGCAATAGCGTCACCCACATTGGAAGCTGTTGTTCCCATGTGATTTGCCGTAATAGTTCCTAATTCGGCGTCATGCTCATTAATTGCAGAAGTGATATCATTGGCTGTAGTAGTAAGAGTAGCAGCTACTGATGCATTATTAGTTTGCATTGTAGCAGATCTAATAGCTGTATCGAGTTCATTAATACCACCAGCAAATCCTTCGGTTGACTCGGTTGTTACAGTATAATTAGTGGCAGAACTACTACCACGCGCTGCAGCTTCTAGTTCATTAACACCGCCAATAAGCCCAGAGGCAGAATCAGTAGCCAATGTATAATTTGCTCCAGTGCCTCTTACTGCAGTTTCAAGCTCATTAGTTGCTGCTGTAAGGTCGTCTGCATCAGTTCCTAACGTTTCAACTTGTCCAATATCAGCTTGCAGCTCATTAGCTACGGTTATTAGGTCTCTAGCTGATACTGTAACATTTTCGTTTGCAGTTATAGGAGAATTAAATTCAATTAATGCACCAAGGCCAGCTGGAAATTCATGCATGTCTACATTAAAATAGCTTGCAGCTAAATTAGAACCACTCGGTAATCCAAGTATTTTAAGGCCAATTGTTTTATTAAATGTACCTGTAAATGTCTTTAAATATATGTGATCGGCATTTGCGTGATAAACTTTTCCAATAAATGCAGTATTAGCACTCGCCGCAGCCTCTGCCTCGGTTAAACCTGTTGCCAACTGCGTGCCTTGATAAACTACAGTTCCTTCGGTTAAGGGGACAACCTTAGCTGTAGGTGAACCAGATAGCGCGATTTTACTTATTACATTAGGTATATGATAGCCAGCTGCAGTTAGATCGTTATTCCTTACTGTTGGAGTAGTGTCGGCCGCGATCGTTTTTACTACAATCGAACCAGATTTAAAGCTTTCTACAATTAGTCTTTCAATATTGGCTGCAGAAATTGTAGCACTGCCACTAGTTAGATCTGCTGCAGCGTTAAAATTTCCAACACTATTGCGTACTAAAATCTTTGGCTTATTGTCAATTATAACTGAGGATACAATAGTAGCACTATATCCTCCAGACTGAGATATACTATTTCCGTTATTTAGTCCAGTCAAAGACGTGCCATCAGCTAAAATAATATACCCACTAGTGTTATCTAGTGTAGTATCTGGCAGCAATTCAAATGATACCTCTGCTGGCACAGTCGAATCATCACTATCAGTAATAATATATTGATTAAATCCGCTTACATTATTGTAATTAAATAGTTTATTAGACAATCTACTATTTAATTCGCCGCTATCTCCGACATCAAACGAAATTTCATTCGTTTTATGTCTCCATTCTTCGAATGTATTAGATTTTAGAATTTTTGTTTCATCAGCCATCAGTTACCACCTAATTGTTTTATTAATGCTTTTATTTCAGCTAGTTCTAATTTAATTTGAGCCATTTCATTCTTGGCTGCTCGAGCTGCTTTCTTTTGATCTAATCTTCTGTTATAAGCCGCTTCGTTATTATTTATAATAGCACCAGTGCCTATATCTCTCTCATAGTAATAATTATCTTCTACATTTACTCTTTTTTTCATTATGTTGACGCAATAGCTCTAAAGTCTTTAATAGTAGGAACAGCCGCGCTGTTTTGGGATCTTAGAACTACCTTTATAATAAACCGGTTGAACGTTGAAGCACCAAAGTCTTTACTGTAATGAATTTCACTATATACTCCATTATTATTAGTAGGTATTATAGAATCCGGAGGTAAAATTGTCCAATCATCTTCGTCAATAGCAGTATCATCGTTTCCAACCTTATAATATACGTCAATGTTAGCAGCACTTGGCTTATTAGCACTAATGTATATATCTAACTCTTCAGCAGGATTATCTAATTCTACAGCCTTAGTAATATAGTTAGACTCATTGCTAGTATTATTATTTTTTGTATCATTTACATAATACGTGCCGTAAGCTGAAGAATTGGTAGTAGCATCGTTAATTCTATTAGAAACAGTAATTAATGAAGTTCTATTCAAGTTTAGTACTGGTGATAAATTTTCTTTATCTGTACTAAATATACATTTAAGAAGGAATGTCTCATCAATGTTTTTAAATGTTTGATTTTGTTCTGACGCGATTAGCATTGGAAATTCTGTTTCCTGGTTTTTATTTGCCAATATTTTTCTAAAGTCTGAACCGCCTGCTGGTTCTAATGTATAGGCATCTGGCAATGTAATTCCAGAACTATCTTGAGGTTTAGCTGTCCGGCCTTTCATTTGATATTGAATTTTAGAATTTTTAAATTCTGTTGTAGCAGTGCTTAATTTAAAAACTTCATATGACATATTTTCAGAGGCTTTTATAGATGTTCCGCCGCCGCTCAATCCAATAATTGAAGCTTGCTGTTGATTATCAGCCGCCCCTACTAAAATATCGTAAGTATCTAATGTAGCAGTATTGTATACAATTGTGTGATTGCCGTTAATCGCCGAAGCTGCAATACCATTAACACTACCACTCACCCCAGAAATTGATACGCTGTGAATGCCAGTATTACTAGAACCAATTCCATACATTCCATGGTTTGGATGTTTAACTCTTATTAAGGATGTATTACTATCTGGGTTAGAAAGGAATGTAAATGGATTACTTGGTAGAGTTACTAGTGGTAGTTTATCATTTACTAGATTAATTTCTGCGTTACTTGTAGTAAATGATGCTCTCTTTAACTTAAACTTTAAGTCTTTATTTTGTTCTGCTGACCAAGTTGATGAGTTTGCAGATGTGAAGAATACACCATCAAACGGCTGTTTAGTGATTCTAAAATCAGTATTGGATAAATCAAATTTACTGGTTTCAGCAACAAAAGCCTTATATTTATCAGAATTTGAAATAAGAACAAGTGCGTATTCTTTGCCTTCTTGTAAATGTACTGGATGGTCCCAATCTATAGTAGTGGAATGGCTAGCATCTGCAACTTCAAAGGTAGTAGTAGTTACATCACTATTGGCAGGAATAGCATTAAATTGATCTACGATAGTCTGTGGGTATATAATTCTGTCAGCACCTGGGACAATGATCTGTGTGGGATAACCATTCTCAACTTCTCTGATCGATACTGTAATCGGAATATTAGGATCTATTTTGTTTAAAAATACTTCACATCCTGTAGTAAATATACCACCTGCAGTTTTAACAACAAATGATTCTGCAATAGGATCAAAATATCTTATAAGTTCATGTGTAGTTTCACTTCTATTAGATACTATGGTTCTTGATCCATTAACTTCTCTATGAACTAATTTTGGAATACGTGTACTTAAAATAGTTCTTTGTCTACTTTCAAGTAATCCTTGTGCGTAATAGGCCTGCTGAGCTTTAGTAGTTGATTCTGCGTCTCGGTTTTGAATATCATCAGTAAGTTTAAAAATTCTAGTACCTGTTTTAAACTTAAACGCACTATTATTAGGAATAATAAATGAACCAATTACTCGGCCGGTTGAATCACTAATAAGCTCTCCAGAGTTGGCATCTGGGTGAGAAGTTTCATAGCGATAATTTAATGATGCATCTCCATTAACTACATCATGAAATTCTACAAAATCAGAATCAGCATGATTAGTCCCAGACTTATGCTGCTTACAATAAGAAGTTATATTAGATCCATCAAAGAATGCATAAACTTTAGTATTAGGTTTCATTAGTTGAGCATCGAAGTATACTTTACGTGATCTCATAAACGGAATATAGCTAGTTTCAACTATATAGTCACCTACTACCTGACTTTGCACCGAACTATCAATTGAAGTATTAATACCAGATCTTGTCTGATTGCTTGTACTTTTGATAGCTTGAGTTGTCGATCGGACATCTGCGCGCCAGTTATTATTATCATTAGCAACACCAGTTAAACGCTCAACTCTTTGGTTAGCCGCATTATCATCTTTTACATAAATATTAAGCTCTTCAACCACATTCTGACTAGTTACTTCTTCACCGGTCCAGTTAGTTTCCCATTCGTTCCATTTATAGCCTAAAATTCCTTCTTCTTCTGCTAGTGCAACAAACTGATCATAACGGCTATTGTCATTAATAATAACATCTGGCCGCTGGTCAACTTCTTTCCACTCGTCGCTTTCGGGCGATAGGTTAACTGTACCATCCCATATAATTACATTATATGGATTTACAAATTCTGCGTAAGATGCATAAGGTTGATTTAACTCAGTAACTTCAGAATATGGAAGAGTTACTACGCCGCCCTTAATCGCAGTAGTACATTTAATTGGATTTGCTCCAAGATCAGCAGTAGCCCTAGCTATATTTGTAGAACTACTGTTGTCAGAATCACTGGACTTTCTGATTAAGTTTACACTTCTTTCATCAAACCTTGGGCGCGCAGTACCGGTTTTAGTGTCTATTGCAATAGAATATTCTGGATTAGAAGGATCGCCGACATTGTGTCCAAAGAATCCATCTACTATAAATCCATTCTTAAATCTAATATTGCCATCGACATCAGCAATTTCAGCACCAGATGCAGATTTTTCTAATAGTGAAAGCGATGTATAATATTCTAGGTTTTTAATCCGTTTATCCAACTTAGCGATATCTCGCATAGTGTATCGTCTATTATCTACTGGAATAATAATTACGTCTTGCAAACCAAAGACATATGGATTAAGAACAAAGGTGTACAAATGTACAGCATTCTCAATATTTTCGGGTGGTATTGGATTTGTACTTGCAACACCTTTTACTACTTCAAATTTACCAGCCTTAGTTAAAAATAGCTTATCTATTCTACCTTTATAATGTGTAATTGCTAAATCGATTGCTGACTCAGATGGGGAAACGCCAGTGGCAAATCTTAACGAACCAGCACTTGTAAAGTCATCCACGTCAATAGCCTTAGTCGGCCTAAAATCAATAGCATCCCTTAGAGATATTCCTTTATACGATGGAATAAGCGGATAAACATCAATACCCGTTGTTTCATGCGCATAAGAATCAACAGAGAAATAATCACCAGAACCAGTATGTTCAAAATGATCAAATGTTGCAACATAAGTTCCATTAGGAATTAGTGCACCCTGCTTAGTGATAAGTTTACCAGTTTGGTAGAAATTATCCTTCTGGCCACCGTCTAAAATAAATCGGTCAGTAATATCCTCGTTACTAGTCTGCTTTTTAACATGGTGTAAAGTAATAATATCGTGTTGACTTAAAGTATACTCTGCGGCAATAGATCCGCCACTAATAGTGAATGTTTTAGTTACATTTGCCTTAAACGTTTTAGTCTTATTTGCTAAATTGGTTTTTCTAGCCGTAAATATTATTGTTATCTGTTGACCATTAAAGGCAGCCGGAAGATTTTGTAGACTTATTTGGGTATCAGTGATTGCAACTCCATTAAATTGACTATCGCCTAGCTCTATGGCATGGTGCGAATCGTCATCAACATCACCAGAATATACTATTACATCGTCCTTAGATGCTAAAGGGGCTCCTAATGCAACATTACTAACTGCTCCGCCTGACACGTTAACAGTACTTTGTACACTCATTCTAAACTCAGCATCTACACTAGCATCAGCTGGACTGCCGATTTTTAGTGTTTCAATGGCATCTGCCGGTAGCTTATAAACTAATGAATTGCTAGCAGAATCAAACAATTTGCCAGCTGTGGCCAATGTTCCATTGAAAATGTCGTTAGAATCACCAACGTTTCTTTGTTTAACCTTTAAAACGTTACCGAATGTTTGTGCTGTAATTTTTATATCAAACAGAAATAATCTAAATACGTTTTTAGCACTGTCGAATCTTAAATCCCTAGCGCGAGCTGTACCAAGCTGAGTACCATCACTATGAAGTAACTTAAGAGTGCGCAATGTTGAAATATCAGGTGCACCTTCAACTGAAGCCTGTGTTAATTCTACAAAGTTACCATATCCAACTGATTGCGTAGTTTCAGGAATAACTTCTGAGTCTCCTGATCTTGGTTTATCTAAACGAACAGGATCTGCTTGAGAATCTTCAGTTAGTCTAATGCGCCGGCCGCCAACATAAGCAGTACCTTCGCTAATGCCTACATATATTTTATCTTGATCTCCAGTGGAAGAATGGCCATAATTAGAGCCATCGTCTTTATCTTCCCTAACATCAAGAACAAAAGGATTTACTACATAATCTCCGGATTCTTCTTGTGTTCTATCTTCAAATCTTTTATCTAATTCTGAACCTGCTTCTCGAAGAGTACTGACGAATTTAATACCGTTTTCAATAGTCATCATATGAATATAATCATCAACTGTTCTTGTATCGAGTGTGATGTCAGCTTCTTTTACCAAAGTAGTATTAATTGTGTATCGATCTGCTCCAGGTGCTGATGCATTAGAGCTTCCACTAGCATTATCCTGAAGATTACTATGGCCTGCTGTGCTTGCAGAAATTACAGCTTCAGCAATTTGCATACCAACAATATATGTCGGCGTATTGCTATATTTTTCTAAAATCATTGTTTGAGCAGGAACATGAACAAAATTACCACTAATAAAGTAAACACCTTCCGTTATAGAAATTTCAGATCCTAAGCCAAGAGGAGCGCTAATTGAACTTCCATCAGCCCCGCCGATTGTTGCAGTTTTAGTGGTATTGCCTAGTGTATTTCCGCCAGTACCAGTTAAGGTTTCACCAGCAACAAATTTAGAAACATCTCGCGCTGTGCCACCAGAAGAGGTGTAAGCTACAAACAGTGTATCCGGGTCGCTGTCTGTGGCAACAACTGCATTAAGAACTAAGGCTTCAACCTGATTAGTTGTATTAGTAGAACCGGTTACGGTCGATCCTATAAAGTCTTTAATGTTAGATACACTTTCAACTTTTATATAATCATAGTTTATATTAAGAGTTGGATGACCATTTAAAATTCTTTGACCATCAGTAAAGGCATGCTGTCCTAGCTTATCAATTTGAGCCTGAAGCGCAGTTTGTAATTGAGTTAATTCTCTAGCCTGTACTGCAAATCCTGGCTTAAATAGTATTCTTTGATAATTTTTAGTTTCATCAAAATCATCAAGGGCATACTGTGAGAAATTATGTTTTACATTGGTAATAGCCATTTATTGTTCTCTCTTTTAAAATTCAATAATGCATTTAATATCTTCAATTTGCGTAGCACTTCGATTAATTGGTTGGCGATTTTCTAAGAAAAGAACTTCACCACTACCAATCAAATATGGGCCGCCAGCGGTAGCATCTCCGTAATTAACAGCAGTACTACCTAATATTGCAGTATTACCTAGACCATTATTAATAGTTTCACTATTTTGGAAAGCAGTATAGCCAGTTTTTTCGTTTTGGTAAAAATAGATTTCCTTATCATTGTCAACTTTATATGCTATGAGTGCTTTAGCTCCACTTGTTACACCAGTAACAACTTGATCGGGCAAAAAGCTAGTTATGGCATTAGTAGTTTGCAAATATCTAAGGGGATTAATCGTGTCACCAGTTGCAGCTGCACCGCTTCTCAGTAAAGGATTTTTAATAATAGTAACTTGTCTAAAGTCGTTATTAATTGTAACCTCGTTACCTTCTAACTGTGCGTTAATTCCAATAAAGAACCCGCCTAACTCGTGCACCGGATCAGTGCCATGTCCGCCGGGTGGTTCAATTATTGCTCGAGCAGTTGCGTTCTGGCCACTGCCATCTGAAGCAATAATAATATCCGCTACAGTAAATCCTTTACCAGCATCAGTGCCAGTAAGATCCACATTAATAGCACTTATCGCTCCAGAGCCGTTTACTACAACGTCACCATCGGCAATTGTGGCTTGAGTAGTTCCGTCACCTGTAACAGTAATGGTAAAGTTATCAGTCGCTTCGTAATTTTGACCACCGTTAGTAATAACAATTCTTTGAATACCCTGAGCAGTAGCTAATGCTCTAGATCCAATTTGAGATTGCTGTTGTGGATAGTTAACTTCGGTATCAGCAAGTACTGGTGATTCGGCTAACGTTTTAACCGGCATAAACGTATTAGTTAGATATGCTTCTGAATCAGCAGCAATAATAGTATACATGTACTTCCAAACATAGCTATCGGTATACTCTTGCAATGCTGCAGCAGTATGATTAGGCTGTTGGGTAGAACCCCCAGATCCAGCAACAATACATTTATAAACTTTAAATTCTGAAGTCAAGCAATAGAAATCTTTATCAAATAGATCGGTATCACTTGAATCATATGGTGAAAATGTTTTGCCATTCTCCCAGTCAATTCGTCTAACTACGTGCGAAATGTTACTAGCTGTAACTTTCTTAAGACCAATTAATTGCTGATGCGCCTGGTTTATGTCGTCAATGTGATCGCCTGGTACATCTTCTACTGAATCTACAGTGTCTGAAAGTGATGTTGACCATGCGTCTGATTTGCCGATGCCGATATAAACGTTATTGCTAGTAACATCTTCTTTGAAGTTTTCAGCATTTACGACTCTAAATGGTGTTGTAATAATGGCTGCCATTTTAGTTTCCTATGGTTTAATATTTTATTATTTAAAATAAGAATTTATGTTATATTTATTTATGTTATTTATATTGTTTGATTCAATCGTTTGTTGGCCAAATTGCTGGATTTCTTGATTCATATCAAACTTTTTACTACTAGTGTAATAACTATTTCCTTTTGCACCGTAATAGCTATTTTCATAAAGTATAGTAGATCCATCAGCGGCGTGATTCAAACTTAAAATTAACTTAATAGTTTCATCTACAACTCGTGCTTCAATGTCCATTGCAGAGCCGAGTCTTACGTCTGGTTCACGAATATATCCGTGTCCATGGTTAATAATATTTATACTGCTAATTTCTGTTGGTTTTAAAAAGCCTTCAGCTGTTGCATTACCATTAATGTTTATCGTTGGTTTAGAGGTATAGCCACCGCCTGGATATTCTATTCTGGCGTCAGCTACGCTTCCATCACTGTTAAGAGTAGTAAAGGCGTATGGCCAGTCATACTTAACTCCTATTTCTATATCGTCAATGTATACTATTCCGTTAGAACCATCTGTTTGGAATCCAACATAATCTTCATTAGTAGAAACTAACTCTGATATGTTATATTCGAAGTAAAATTCTTCCCATTGATCCGTGCCACTAAAATAGAATATTTTCCAGTTAGAGTTACCATGTTGGGCAGTAGAATAAGCAACTCTTACTGCAGCCGAACCGCCAGAAGATGGTCGCTTAGCTTTAAATTTAACTCTAATTACATTACCCGAAGTTCGTTCGGTCCATTCTGGTGCTTGCCAACTAAGCGCTCTATATATACCACCGGTTTGACTACCAGCATTGGTGTCGAGGGCTGATGTTTGTATTTTTAGTACAGTATTGTTAGAATCATCTGGATCTGCTTCAATAGCTCCAGTATGTGCACCAACCCCTGTCGATGAGTGTTCTATACCATCTATTCTCCAATTACCGCTAGCTTGTCCCCCAGTATTATCAATACTTTCGCCAGTAAAGTCTTCAGTAAAAAATGGAGCTTTAGTGTAATAAGTTTGGGGATTAGAAAATGTTATACTAGGCGGGGTAGTATAACCAGTGCCGCGATTTATTAGAGTTATATAATCTAACCCAGCAGGCTCCATTGAAAACTCAGCAGTAGCTTGAACGTTTGTCGCTAATGGTTCATCATTTTCATCTCTTGCCTGAGGTGGTCCAAGGAATAATTCTGGCCTTTGTCTAAATTTCTTATTATATAGGCGATTTAAATCAATTTTAGATATTTGAGTACTAGTATTTCCACTAGCATCAATTGGAGCAGATATACCTAGTGTCAATGTAGTAGCGTCATATCCTAAACCACCGTTAACAATTGTTACTGTTTGTATTTTACCGTCCGAATCAATACTTGTGGTTATGACAGCTGGTGTTGTATTAGTGCCATATATTGTAATTGTACTTGCGGCAGTAGAAGGACCAGCAGTGTAGCCAGATCCAGGTTGCACAATACTAACTGAAGTAATTGTTCCGTTGCTATCTATGGTTGGAGATAGACTAGCGGGAGAAAATATATGTGCTTCAGGCTGAGGACCAAATACACTAGCTATAGCTTTAACCAATAATGGAATATCTTCGATCCCGATCACGCCAGGTTGAATACCAGGCATAGATGATAACGTAAATCTAGGAAAATCTTTATCTAAAAAGTTATACGTTCCATATGCTCTAATTGCTTGCGTTACAACATTTCCGGTTTCTGGATCCTTAGTATCTCGGGTAACGCTTTTAGCACCACTACTATAATGATCTCCTAATTTTGCTCGAGTATTTTCAAGTAACATTAGAATTTCACCAAAGAATATAAATCCAGATGGGTGCACTAGTCGATTGAATATATTATCCCAGTCTGATAAGTTTTTACCAGTTTTAATTAGGTAAGAATACTTTTGGTATTTATAGCTATCATGCACTCTGATTTTCTTTTCAGATAAGAATCCACGATTATTGATAAACTGATTTGTATCTTGACTCCAGCCACTAGTCGAAGGAATAAGAGTATTATCATATGGCTTTTCCATAACTACCGGCTCATTAAATAGAAGCCTAAAGAATGTTTCAATGGAATCAGATGATCCTCTAATTTTATAGAAATCTACAATTCTTTTATATAGCGTGTTTTTATTTAAATTAACCTGTGATACGTTTCGCGGAATAGCAGCTGCAATTTCTTTCTGCATCATTTCTAAATATTTGTTTGAGTCATCAATAGCGCTATTAGAGTTTTTATCAATATCCATAGCATCTTCGATACTATTAAGAATATATGATGGACCAGGCCCAACCCAATTTGTAATAGGTGTTGTAAGTCTAGCTGAAAGGCCGTTGAATGCATCTAATCCAGTTACAGTAAATGTCTTACCAATATCGGATTCTGATCTTTTAAGCGATCCGGGAAGTTCGTTGCCATTAGTGATATTAATATTAGCAGTAGATACATTTACTTCCACCTCACGAGAAATACCAACTAAAGTATGATTACCACCTGGAGTACTAGTTAAGTTTATCGATGACCCATTTTTAGTTTCTGAAATCTTGATTTTACCGTTAAAGCTAGAAATAATATAATAAACTTTATTATGCTGTAAACCTCCAATCGAAGTTCCAGAACTGCTATATTGGACTAAAGCATTAACTGGCATTCCTAACTGCTGCGCTGAAGTTAAAGTAATAGTATTAAGCACGGTATCAACAATGGTGTTATTACCTACAAATGTTGTAGCCCTAGGTAATAATTCATTGGATGATGAAACTATTAATGTTGAACTTAACCCCGTTTCATCTGTAAAAAACTGGTTATTATCGTTAGCTTCGTCTCTAATTCTAAACGTAGCTACATTATCCAATATTAAATCGCTGTAGATGTCTTCCACATTGTATATGAATTCGTTCATGTTCATAAATTCATAATACTTTTCTAATAATAGCTTAATACCACTATCACCAGAATTTTCTAAAATCTCACCAGGGATTAATTGATCAATCCTTAAATGTTCCTTAGATTTTTTTCGAGTAGAAGCTAAGCTTTCTATATATCCTGGTGAGCTATTTTCAGCCATATTATCTTAACCTTGAGTTCGTATTATAATCGATTGTGCCTGAAGCACCAGCTGTAGAAATAGTATCGACTTCAGGATTAATTGTTACATATGCTTGATCAACATTAAGTAGCTGATCTCTCTTTGGAGCTATATCTAAACTGTTGGGTGTCACTGTAATTTTAATTGTAGTATCAGCATCAATCGCAAAATTATTAATTCGCACTGTGCCTTTGCTGGGCTGTATAATGCCACAGTCATTAACACTAGTAACGTTTCTACCATTAACAATTCTATATGCTATCACGCGGCGATCAGATGAGCCAACAATTGGTTTATCACCAAAGTAATGATCTATTCCATTAATTCTGAAGGATGTCGAGCTTATGACATGGTCTTCGGAAGTTCCAGCATTAAAAATAGGAGAAGCAAATGCTAGTGAAAAGTCATTATCTCTTCTGGTTGTTTTAGCTTTAATATTCTTAAACATATAGGGACGCACTGTGCTGTTTAGAATAGCACGGTCTGAATTATCAATTAGTTTTAAAAGTTGTGAGTATCTAAATACACCGTCAAACTTATTTAACTGGTTAAAGTTATAATCTGAGATAGTATCACGGACCACGCCCTGTAACCCTACACTTGATCTATCTGTGAGGTTTGGATTATATTTAAAAAATACATCTAACTCTAGATTTGTAAAGTTAGGATCTACAATTTCTGGGGTAATTGATACAATGTTTTTGCCCTTAAGAACGCTATTTAAAATAGTATCCTTTTCCTGAGAAGTTAACACCTCTTCGGTTAATGGCTTAATGCATACGTATACCTTACCAAAATCAACAGGATCATTATCTTCGCCACCCCACGTAGAGATAGAAGCAATGTTAGCAAATGACTTAAGAATAATAGCACGATAATCATCTGAAGTCACCGCGCGGTTTTGAGCAGTAAACGTCAATGGTGCGTTAAATCGTATAGATTCAATTGACTCTCGCTCAGCACCACTACCAGAAATTTTAACAGTGATAGGTGTAGAATATAGAGCATCAACTAAACTCTGGCCATCGTTTTTAGCTAAAGTACCAGTGAATTGAAAATTATCAGCTCCATTGCTTTCAGGGCCTTGAGTATAAATATAATCAAGTGTTACGACGTTGTTATTTTCTGGCTTATTGCCAATAACGTCATCGCCAAAGTATACTTCGTATTTTCCACTAGTGTTTTCTTGAATATAGTAGATTAAAGATGTAGAATCTAAATTCAATAAAGATTCAAAGCGATTATATACATCGCTTCTTTGTGATTTTTCGTTAGCTTGTGTTCTAACTCTTAATGTTGATGTGTCGACATCTTCGTCTGGTATCTGAAACTTCTGACTTTCAATGTCGTTATCAACACGGAATTGAATAGTGTTATATGTGCCCTCAGCAATTTCAATTAAATTAAATACATATTTATTATTAGCTGTAATAGTAACAGTATGCGACTCAAGTGAGATATATTCGTAAGTTTCACCTTGAACAGTGGTTGAAAATTTAGTACCACGCGGAAGAGTCATCTCAGATGGACGCTGGTTTTCAGCAGTAGCACTAGCATCTACTTCAAAACTTATTGTTGCTCTTGGTGAAATAATAGATCTTGGCACGTAACCAAGCATTTTAGCACGGGTAACAACATTACCACGAATCTGAGCAGAATCAAGAAATGCTTCATTTAGTGAATAATGTGCAGCCATAGCATTATAATGAGTATTATACGCAAGTACATCTAGCAGAGTAGATAAACCACTTCCTTCAAAGTTATAATCATTAAATTCTGACTGTTGCTTTAGAAAGTTTTTCAGATTATCTTTAATCTGATCAAAATCTAATTCTGTTACATTTAAATTATTTGCCATATTAGTTTACCTTAACCGTTTTAATACAATCTCAACTTCAGCACTAGTATCAATTTGCCTAATTAAAAATTTAACTGTGATTCTATATGCATTGTGCTCTGCTAATTCTACTACGTTTACAAAGGTGGTGCGTATTCTTGGTTCATTTTTTAGTACACGTTTAATGTTGTCTTCCAGCGCTAATTCTGTAATAGCATCAGCAGGTTCAAACAGTAACCCTCTTAAATTTCCACCGACATTAGCTGCAAAAGGCTTTTCAAAAAAATTAGTAAGTATTAAATTCTTTATTGAATTCTTAACTGCTTGGTCATCCTTTAAAGCAATAATGTCTTTGCGTATTGGGTGCAGTCTTAACGAAAGATCTAGATCGCTATATCCCTTTACACGTGATACCGTACTGTTCTTATAATTGCCAGAAGAACTTCTATCGGATAGTCTATTTGGAGATGAAATATTATTAGTCATACCTTTATTTATACCCGTTAAGTCGATGTATTAGCTATTTTAGCCTGTTGTC